GAATGGTGGAGTAATGAACCACGAAACTGTTGAGACTATGAGTAAGAGGAAGAAGCCTTTCACAGTAGACTATACAGGTTTTGGTTGGGTAATGATTAAGAAGGGTGTATTTGAGAATCTTCCTTATCCTTGGTTTGCTCCTAAGATGCAAGTCTTTGAATCTGGGGCAGTACAAGATATGTGTGGTGAGGATGTCTCATTCTGTTTAGATGCAATTGAAGCAGGTGATGACATATGGTGCGACCCAAGGATTAGGGTTGGTCATGAGAAAACTAGGGTAATCTAGGGAGCCTCTCATGACACTATCAAAACAAGTACAAGACTCATTGGATGAGGCACAGGCATCATTAAGGAATGCTCTTGCCTTCTCAGCAAGAAATGAGGAACCTTATGTAAGTAAACACATTGCTGATCTTATGCATTCTATAGAAAACATTAAACACGTGACTAACCTGATGGCGATCTCTGACAAGGTAATGGAACAATTAGAGGAGGAAGACTAATGCCAGTTCGTAAATCTCTCTCTGGTAATGAATTTGTAGAGACCATACCCAAGAAGACTTATCAAGGGAATGGAAAACACACCAAGTATGCTGCTACAAGTTCCAATAAAGCAAAGAAAAAGTATAGAGGACAAGGAAGATAAGTAAAGAGACCTAAGGGTCTCTTTTTTTATGATAAATAACTTATATTTACCGTTTTTTTCATGCCTATAGAGAGGCTTAGTAGAGGGTTTAAGGACATTAGTTTGTCCTTTGAGGTAAATCCTATTAATAATGACCTTATAACAGTCAGAAATGACGTTGCTATTGCACGTGCAGTAAGAAATTTAGTACTTACTACTCCTGGTGAACGTTTATTTAACCCAAATTTAGGTTCTCAGGTAAGTGAACTCTTATTTGACAATGTAGATGAGATGTCAGCATCAGCTATTCATGATGAAATTGAAGAAACCCTTAACAAATACGAACCTAGAATAAAATTAACTAAGGTTAAAGTTGAACCTAACTATGATGATAATGAATTTAACGTGACTATCTTCTATGATATCATAGGAATTGATGCTCTTCCTCAACAATTAAATTTTGCACTACAGTCTACAAGATAAATGGCACTAGTAAACTTTACAGATCTAGATTTCGATCAAATAAAAGCCTCATTGCAGGATTATTTGAGAGAAAATTCTAATTTTACAGACTATGATTTTGAAGGATCTAATCTTTCTAGTATAGTTGATGTATTAGCATACAATACTTACATCTCCTCATACAATGCTAACATGATTAGCAATGAGGTATTCATAGATAGTGCTACTTTAAGAGAAAACGTAGTAGCATTAGCAAGAAATATTGGTTATACACCTAGATCAAGGACTGCTGCAAAGGCAATAATTTCATTTTTTGTAGATACCACTGGTTTTAGCACTAAACCAGTTACTTTAACCCTTAAAAAGGGTGTAGTATCTACTTCATCTGCAGTATTAGGGTCAACAAGTTATGCTTTTTGCATTCCTAATGACATTACTGTACCAGTAGTTGATGGAATTGCTACTTTTAACAACGTTACCATCTATGAAGGGACATTTTTAACCTCAAATTTCACTGTTTCTTCATTAACTCCTGCTCCTCCTGCTAGATATATCTTAGAAAATGCAAATATTGACACTTCTAGCCTAGAAGTTACTGTAAGAGATACTCAATCTAGCACTAACGTTAAAAACTTTATATTTTCAGACACTTTAATCGAAGTTACCTCCACTTCTAGGGTATATTTCCTTCAGGAAGTAGAAGATCAGAGATATGAGGTCATTTTTGGTGATGGAGTTTTTGGAGAATCACTAAAATCAAAAAATTATATTGAAGTTTCTTATATTACTAGTAATGGAGAGGCAGCAAATGGAATTTCTTCCTTTACTTTCAATGGAAGACTTGCAGATAACAACAATAACTTAGTAAGTAAAGGAATTTCTATAATTTCTACTGTAAATGAGTCTGTAGGAGGTAAAGAAATTGAATCTGTAGACTCAATTAAGAGATATGCTCCAAAAATTTACTCTACTTTCAATAGAGCAGTTACAGCATCTGATTATGAGGCATTAATTCCTAAAATTTATCCAGAAACTCAATCAATATCAGCTTTTGGGGGTGAAGAATTAAATCCACCTCAATACGGAAAGGTTTTTATTACGATTAAGCCTTTTTATGGTCCATATGTTCCAGAATCTATTAAAAATAACCTTAATACTATGTTAAGGAAGTATTCTGTTGCTGGAATTGTTACTGAAATACAAGATCTTAAATATTTGTATGTCGAAGCACATATTAATGCTTATTTTAACCCCAATTTAACATCAAGTGATGATTCTGTTAAAACAGTGGTATTAAATAACGTTAATAGTTATGCAGATTCTGCTGAAATGAATAAATATGGAGCAAGATTCAAATATAGTAAATTTCAAGCTGTAGTAGATAATAGTAATGCTGCAATAACTTCAAATATCACTAAAATAGAAATAAGAAGGGATTTAATACCAGAATTGAATCAGAATGCCGAATATGAACTTTGTTTTGGTAATCCATTTTACGTAAAGAGTTCACAAGGATATAATATTAGATCATCAGGGTTTAATGTTTATGGAATAACTGATACTGTCTATTTAAGTGATATACCAAATGAAAATCAAGCTACAGGTACTTTATTTCTGTTTAGTTTAGAATCCAGGAACAATCCTACAATTGTAGCTGATAATATTGGTACTATTGATTATCAAAGAGCAGAAATATTAATTAAACCCATTAATATTACAGGAACATCTAAAAAAGTTCAAAATATTTCAATAATAGAAATTTCTGCCTGTCCCAAGTCAAATGATATTGTAGGATTGCAAGATTTGTATTTACAATTAGATGTTAGTAATACTACTGTTGATATGATACCAGATAATGTCTCTTCAGGAGATAATACTTCTGGTAATCTTTATACAGCTACTTCAAGTTATATAAGTGGCGATTTGGGTAGAATGACAGATTCGGAAGTTGAAAATACTACTCTCATTTCCTCAGATACATATATCTTAGGGTCTCCTACATCACAACCATATTAATCCACTCCGTAAGGATAAATGCCAGAAAATACAAGAGTCAAAATTAGTTCGGTTGTTAAAAACCAACTGCCAGATTTCATAAGAGCGGATTATCCTCTTGCTGGTGAATTTTTAGCACAATATTATACTGCTCTGGAAGGTCAGGGATCTACATTAGATGTTTTACAGAATATTGACAAATATATTAAAATTGATGAATTAACTGATCTTATAGATTCTACAAATGTTTCTTCTCCTGTAGGAATTGCTGATAACGTTATAAATGTAGATTCTACTACTGGATTTCCAAATTCTTATGGATTACTTGAAATAGGCACTGAGGTTGTTACCTATACTGGCATTACTACTAACTCCTTTACAGGGTGTTCTAGAGGGTTTAGCGGTATTACTTCATATAGAACTCCAAATCAACCAGATGAACTTCTTTTCTCTCAATCAGGGATAGCTACGCATTCTTCTGGATCTGTAGTTAATAATTTAAGTATTAGATTTTTACAAGAATTTTATAAAAAGGTAAAAACTCAAATAACTCCAGGATTTGAAGAAAGGCAGTTAGATTCTGATCTCAATAAAAGATTGTTTATTAAACAGTCTAAAGATTTTTATTCATCTAAAGGAACTGACCAATCCTTTGAGATTTTATTTAGAGCCTTGTATGGGGAAGATGTAAGAGTAATTAAACCAAGGGATTATCTTTTTACTCCTTCCGATGCTGATTATAAAACTTCAAAACAAGTTGTAGTAGAATCTATTGAAGGAGATCCTATGGATCTTATTAATAGGAATTTATTTCAAGATGATGTTTATGATTTCCCTAAAGCTAATGGAGCTATTAATAACGTAGAAAAGATAATAAGAGGTGAAAAAACATATTATAGATTAAGTTTAGATTTTGATAGAAAATTAGATAGAGTAACTGAAGATTTTTCCATACATCCTAATACTAAAGTAATTGATTCTGTTTCTATAGGCTCTACTGTATTAACTGTAGATTCTACTGTTGGATTTGGGACTACAGGAGTATTGATTGCAGATTTTGGAAATGGTACTAGTAATAGTATACAATATACTTCAAAATCATTAAATCAATTTTTCGGATGTTCTGGAGTTGATAAGGATATTTCTCCTACACAAGATTTAAGATTAGATGCTTATGCTTATGGATATTCTGGAATAGGAACTTCTCATGTAGTTAAGGTTAAAGTAACTGGTGTTTTATCTGACTTAGATTTAAATTTCAATAATACTTATTATAATCAAACTGGAAGTGTTATTGAGCCAAAAGGTTTAGGTTCTGTTTCTAAGAATATAGTCACTAAAAATTTATTTGCTAATGTTTCTACTACTTATTTGGTAGAAAATATTGAGTTAATTGACTCTTCAAACTTTACATATAAATTAAATCTTTTTGATGAGCATAATTTTATAGGAGGAGATAATGCTTTAATTAATGATATATCTTGCGAAATTATTTCTCTTATAAGCTCTAAGGAAGTATTAATTAAAGGTTCTGGAGAATTAAATCTTAATGCATCATATAAAATTCAAAGATTATTGTCTAAAGCTAATTTAAGTAATTACCCCAATACTAGCATTTATACTACAAATATTCAGAACTCTTATTTGGATGGAGATGATGTATATATTACTTCTCCTTCTCTTCCTAGTTATTTTAGTGATGCTTTAGATATTAGAGAAACTGATTTAACATTTTCAGGATTTTTTGAAGATAGTACAGAAATATCTATTCCTAATCATGGATTAATAACTGGAGAAAGAATAATTTATGTAGCTGGAGAGGGTGCTAATAAATTAGATATTACAGAGACAGAATATTTTGTCAAAAAAGTAGATATTGATACTATTAAACTTTCTAAGAGTAGTTCCAATATAGGTAAGGGCAACTTTGTTTCTTTTTCTGGAACTGTAACTAATAATAAATTCGAACTTTTAAGGTTTACTCAAAAAACAATACAATCTCAGAAATTAATAAGAAAGATTCAAGATCCAGTAGATTCTCTTATTAAGACATCTACCCCTAGAGGGAAGATTGGTATGTTGGTAAATGGAGTTGAAATACTTAATTATAAATCTAACGATGTTATACATTATGGACCTATAGAAGAAGTTTCAGTTACTAAGGGTGGAGATAATTATGATGTTATCAATCCTCCTATTTTATCAATTACCGATTCAACTGGTATTGGAGTATCTGCTTATTGTGAAGTACATGGATCTGTAGAAAGAATAGATGTTGTAGATGGTGGATTTGATTATCTATCCACACCTACTTTAAAAATATCTGGAGGTAATGGTTCTGGATGTGTTGCGTTTGCAAATTTAACTTTAAAAGATCATTCTTTAACTTTTGATTCTACTGTAACTAGTGGAAATGTTAATCTTACTGATAATACAATAGGATTCTCAACTTATCATAAATTTAGATTTGGTGAACTTATAACATATAATACAGAAACTCAAACTGCTATTGCTGGATTAACTACAGATGCTGCATATTATTGTTCTATTGTAGGACCTTCTACAATTGCTTTACACCTTAATTATCAAGATGCAATTGCTGGAATTGATACTATTGGACTTACTGGTTATGGATCAGGTATTCAAGAAATTAAATGTGCAAATAAGAAAAGAGTTATTAGTCATGTAAGTATAGCAAGTTCTGGTTATAATTATACTAATAAGTTAACTTCTGCTAATTCTTCTGGAATTAATACTGCTACTAATACTATTAGTATATCCAATCATGGTTATAAGTCTGGAGAGTTGATAAGATATGATAATACTAATACTCCTATTATTGGACTTAGCACTTTAACAAATTATTATGTTACTACTATAGATAGTGGTTCTTTTAAACTATCTCAAGTAGGAGTAGGATCTACTGCACCTAATTATTATTTAAAAAATAAGGAATATGTGAATTTACTTTCTGGTGGAGCAGGAATTAATGAATTTAATTATCCTCCAATAAAAGTAGAAGTAATTGGACATGTAGGAGTTTCCACTTTTTCTGGTCAAAATTTTAATGCTCAATTAAGACCTGTTGTAAGAGGACCTATTGAATCTGTATATGTTGCGAACGGTGGAGTAGGTTATGGATCATCAGACGTAATCAATTATAATAGACAACCTACTTTTACTTTAAAGAGTGGTAAGAACGCTCAATTATTACCTATAATAGATGATGGAAAATTATCAGAAGTTATAGTATTGAATAAGGGATCTGAATATAATTCTCCTCCAGAATTAAAAATGGTAGGAGCTGGTAAAGGAACTAAGATTATTCCTATTTTGAAAGACGGAACTGTAGATTCAGTTATTATATCTAATGCTGGTATTGGACATACAGCAACAGATGCTTCTATAACTGTAACATCTAATGGAGATGGGTCTGATTTTTATTCTAATCCTAAGATATGGACAATTAATAGTGTAGAAAGATTAATACAAAATGAACAGATTACTACTGATGATGGAGTTGTGAGTGTTGGTTTAAATGAAGATTATGGACTTCAATATTCTCATTTATACATTCCTAGAAAATTAAGACAATCCAGTTATATTAAAAAGGCTATAGGTGATAAAGAAATTTTTGTTCCTGATTTATCTCTAGAAAATGATATAGAAGAAGATTCTATTACCCATTCACCTATTATAGGATGGTCTTATGATGGATGTCCAATTTATGGACCATATGCTTATTCAACCAATTCAGGAGGTCCTATTAAGATTATTCAATCAGGATATTCTGTTTCTATATCCACTCATAGACCTAACCCTCTCACATCTAATGGAGATCCAATATATTCTGAAGGATTTTTTATAGAAGATTATTCTTATAAAGATGGTAGAGACTTAGATCAACATAATGGAAGATTTTGCAAAACTCCAGAATTCCCTAACGGTGTTTATGCTTATTTCTCTCTAATTAATCCTGATTTTAGGGATTCTGAAGGAGCTTTTAAAAATTATAGGAAACCACAATTTCCTTATATGATAGGTGATTCATTTAAATATAGACCTATAGAATATAATTTTGATTATAAATCTAATCAAGATTTAGTGGATTTGAATAAAACTGATTTAGTTAGAAATACTTCTCCATATAATTTTCTTTTAAGAAATACTTCTTATGATTTTTTAATAGATCCTAATACTATTCATAGACAAATTAGTTATATTGATGGAGTTACCGCAGGAAGTATTTCAAATGTTGCAATTCAAACTGGAGGGTCTGGATATAAAATTAGCGATGAAATAATATTTGATAATTCTGGTTCTAGTGGTTATGCTGCTAAAGCTCAGGTAGGTAGTATTTCTGGAAAAAATATAAGTCAAATTAGTGTTGCTACTACAGAAATATCAAATGTAGAGTTTATTTTAGGAAATTCTGATCAACAATTTGTTGGATATAGCACTCTTCCTCATAATTTCTATAATAATGAATTTATAACAGTTTCAGGATTATCTACTAGTGCTTTTAGGAATGATTCGTCAGTACAAATTGGAGTAAGAACCGACACATTTAAATTATTTACTGCAATAGGAGCTCCTTCTGCTACTGGTATAGTAACGTATTTAAATTTAGATCCACAATCATTATCTTCTACTATAAAAGAGAATGATATTATAGGTGTAGGAACTCAAGAAAAAGTAAAGGTATTAAATGTAGATACCCTTTCTTCTAGAATTAGAGTATTAAGGGAATGGAGTTCTACTACAGGAAGTGCTCATACTGCTGGTATTGCTCTTTCTAAAGATCCTAGAGCATTTAGTTTTAATGTATTAAGGGAATTGGATGGTTCTAACTTTAAATTAAATAAAGAATTATATTTTAATCCCACAGAAAGTATAGGGTTAGGAACTATTTCTGGGGTGGGAGTTGGATCTACTTTAGTATTCTCTAATCCAGGAGCAGGATTAAGTGAAATATTTGTTCCTAGTAAATCCCTTTATTTCAAAAATCATGGATTATTGACAGGGGATGCATTAACTTATAATACAAATACCGGTACTGCAGTATCAGTGTCAACTGATGGTATTGATGGATTTGCTCTTACTCAAGGACAAACAGTATATGCTGCAAAGATAAGTGATGATATAATTGGAATTGCTACTGCTAGAGTAGGTTTAGGATCTACAGGTACTTTTGTAGGAATTAATAGTACCACTACAGCATCAACTTTATACTTTATTGGTGTAGGTACTGGGGTATATCATAGTCTATCAAGTAATTATGATAATGTATTAAGTGGAGGTTTAAGTAGATGTATAGTTACTGTATCTACCTCATCTACTCATGGACTTAAATCTGAAGATACTGTTTCTTTAGATATTAGGACAGGAATAACTACTACTATTAAAGTAGCTTATAATGATTATAATAGAAGGTTAGTAATTGATCCTAGAACTTTTGTTGCAGGTGATGTTAATGCTACTAATAATACTATTACTATTCCTAGACATGGGTATACTAATGGTCAGAAAGTTATTCATACTGCATCTACTTCTTCAGGTGGATTGAGTAA